GTGATTTGAATATTTAAGAGCCAATGAAATTGATTCCAATAATCGCGGTAATGCCACCGGGACATGGGAAGACGACTTTCCACAACCCATCGGCAGGATGGATTGATGCCGGATCAATAATTAGAGACAAATCGAAATTAAGAGATATGAGAAGACAAGCAAGAGAATCTGGTGACTGGAATATGTTTGATGATTATTGGGTTAAGTTGATTGAGGCAACAATGCCAATTGGAACACTCCTTTTAATGTGTCCTTCTATGCATATCGCTAATAGATTCTCTTACTTTAAAGTAGCCACCCTGATCCTCAAAAAAGATTATTTTGATAGTGTTATCGAAGGAAGACCGAAATCCAGCCTTGAATTCGCCCGTGAATCTTACCTAAATTCAATCAACGAGGCATCAGAGCTGATAATCGCTGAGAATCATGACTGTATACGTGAAAATCTGATGGGGATGGTGAGAGGGTGTAGTAAAGAACATTGCATCGAGATGATGATAATACACACAGCTAAATTACCAAAAGAATTGGTAATCAAAATATGTCTCTCAAATTTGCGATTACTAACATCTGCATATATTGCAGGTCTAATTGATGGGGTAACATTCCAAATTGGATGCAACAGAACTGAATGGAGGGATTTCTCTGATTATTGGGCAACTCTAAGATTACTTAACAGAGGACCAGGACCGAAATTATTAGATAAGTTAATCAAGGGAACAGTCCAAGATCAATATGAAAATTATGAGAAAGTCCTTGACCAAACTGTCTGTTGGAGTCATCAAGGTTGGAATAATTATGTTGAATATAAATTGGCCCGATGTGGGATTCTTCTAAGTGAAGATGCAAAGGATTCAATGGATTTATCTACCTGCTACAACAAATATTCTAGATATGATCACTCAGAAATCTTCTGTAACGTCATAGGATGTAAGAGGTTAAATTCGTTTGGGCAGAGAATGAGAGATTCCAATAGTGGGCTGATGTCTTACCCAGTAATGTATCGCAACATGAATTCCATAAACTTAGTCAATGTATAGAGTATATTTACCTGCTTTTCAACAATTAAATGACTTAAAAAAAACCCTGATTAAGCTTCTAGCACCAATATAAAACTGATAAGTAACAGTGATGTCAAATTATAGAGAATGCCTGAATATTGAGAAAGACACATATTCACTACCACCTGGATTATTGACACATATTGCTTCAGATAAACAGGAAGATGTGTCAATTGAATATAGTTATCCTGCGATATTGGATGAGCCGGCCCTAAGGCCAATCAAGGCCGTATATGAATCAAAATTGAGTGGATTACGTCTCCCAGCCAGGATAAATCATCCATTAATCCCATATCCGATGATTGTGAGGCAATATATTTCTTCAAGAGATGAGAGACTAACTGAGACAATCCATGCTCACCACCATAGTCATTTAAGAGTCTTATCGGACACGATCAGGAAGGTGTTTCCAGATCCTGAGTGGAAATCTGATCAATTAACATTTGATATCAATGACTTGAAAGCATTGAGCAAACAGCAATTCTCTAAGAGAACTGATGTGATTAATCTGGCTGCACTTTCTTATGCGAAGAGGGCAACACAACATGATCTAAATCTCACTGCAATCGAAGATATAAATTTTCAACCTACACAAAATATGTTATCCCCATACATGTCATTTTTAACAATGATTCACAGATTGAGGGTGCATATAGCTATGCAAACCAAAGAAAAATCAGTAAAATTTAATCAATCAAGACTAGACAACGAAGAAGCATCATTCAATTATTATAGTAATGGTTCCTACTCCTATGTTGCTAAATGTGATTCATACCAATATGCTATAGTATCTTGCGGGGGACACTTTAGATTCTTTCATTCTAATTTGAATCAGTGGTTTTGTGGTGCATCAACCTATCTAGATTATGCATTCACAGTAGCTGACATTTTGAATAATATAGATGTTATTAGATGCAGTGATGAATATTCTTGGGCAGAGCCATTCTTAACTTTGATTACTAAAACGGCATCCTTGAAATGTTCACACAATGATTTGGTCAATTTCATGAAAAATCTGGAAGGATTTTTACTAAATTTATCGGATTATAACGAGCAATTTGCTATGACATGGCAACCGCTGATGGAAGCTGCTTGGGAATTGTGGAAATTGGATCAGAGCATATCAGGATTCAATTATGATTTCGGCACCATCGCGGCAATGTTACATGGCAATTTTGGACATTATATAGAGACCTCACTATTCCATAAGATTATAAAGATAATGAAACTATTGAACAGGAGACAAATTCAAGAACTATCATCACTACATAAATTCATATTTTATGCAGAGGTTGATTCAATTGCTGGCGTGAAAAAATTCTTAAAGAGAGTTCACACACCTAGGAAGGTTGATCCAAATGCTGTGAGGAATCTGACTAGATTAGCAAAGCAATTATTTCTAATAAGTTACAAGTCTAAACATTCAATGCCTCCAAATATGAGGGGAAATCACGATAAGATAAAGATGTTGGAAGTTTATTGCAACCAGAACGCCACCCAGAAGATAAAGCAATTACCATTAACTTGGTGGGATGATGTGACGTTATTCAACTGTATGGACAATACTTTGACTGCAGATGCCCTAGAATTCGCAAAAGATAAAGGTGCATTGCGGTCCGAAATCCATCTTGGACCAGGAGATAGTAGGAAGGAATTGTTGCAAGTGATTGAGCAGAAAGATTATGTATTAAAAGATTTTTTTTCCGATGCACCCTTTGCAGTCAAGAAGCAAAAAATAATTCAGACAAACCATAGACGCCAGAAGTATCCAACAAAGCATGCAGCAAGATTAATTGAAAAAGAAAGGGAACAGAAAGTTGAAGCACGATTATTTGCTAATGGTGAGTTGTCTGATAAGCATGCCTTGAGCCTTGTAACCACAAGGATGAAGAAAGCATTAAGCTATTTTGATGAACAATTGATGACTCCTTCAGATAAGAGGCGGAAAGAAGTTATCCACAGCGCAGCACAGCTTTTGGTCGAGGATCATAATTATTCATTATTATTAGATATTGAGGGACACAATCAATCTATGCAGGCTACAAATACATCTGAGCTTTTTGAATTTTTAGGACATTTATTTGGATTTGAGAATTGGGGTTGCCTTCCTGATTACTTCTCATCCCTAGATGTATTCCATTATAATGAGTATACTGATGAGGCAATAGTGAGCAACGGGCAGTTAGGTGGCATAGAAGGATGGATAAATCCTGGATGGACTTTGCATACAACCTTGATGATGAAATTATTAAGACATATGACTGATATAGAAATACCAGAGATCATGGTCTATTCTGATGACGTTAATGCAATAATTGAAATCAGACAAGCAACTGAAGCAAGTGTTCAAGCCACATTTAACAAAATTATCAAACACTGTTTCAAATTCGGAATGATTGTCAAATTTAGCCAGACTAATCTGTCCAAACATCGAGTGACGATCTTGAGACAACACTATGCTGATGGGATCAGAGCAGATTCAACACTGAAAAAGTTGATTTCAACTAGTGGAGCTAATAATCCAATGCTTATGTCAGAAGAATTGGAAGTTTCGGGGATATGCTCATCGATAGCCTCAGCTCTAGAACTCAGCAATCATAGCATAACATGCTGTTATTTAAAGAATTATAAGATCGGACTTTTATTAGTACGATTGCCGCATATGATATTATCTAAAATTAGCCAAGATTCAATTTTAAGTAGTGAATACTTACCAAAGAAGTTGAATAATATACTATATTATTTAAAAGATGACAAATCTGAATTATTAGGATTGGATTTCCCTGGTACACTTGATGCTGTGAAGAATGATATGGCTAAATATTTAAACCTGAAACCAATAAATTTGAACGGGAAATTATTATCAGAATTGATGAGAGATATGTATGGCACGTCTAAATCAGTAGAACGGCTATTAGATGGCCCTGATCGCTTATTATATCTACAGATTTACGACAATTTCTTACAAGACTTATTGTTTTTCTGGTCTTATTTACCAGCTGCAGTTGGAGGCCTTGGGGGCATATTCCATCTCAATCTAGTATTATCAGGACATAGTAGTGGATTTTCAAAGTCCATTCATTATCTACACCAGTGGATTCAGCATTACGCTGTTGAGAAAGAGTTTTTTTATAAATATCTTGAAATGAGTTTATCTATTGATTTAAGCAAGGAGATAAATCTCAAGGAAGAAAGAGCATTATTATCCAATTGGCCAAATGATATGACTATTTGTACTGCAAATACCAGTATAACTCAATCAATTAAACATATGGTTAAAAGCAAAACGATGAATAAAGATGTGTTGAAACTGTTGAAATTATCAGATGAACATGAGCAGTTACAGGTAGATATCCTCAATCTTTTCCGTGATGATTTCCATCCAAGAGTTGCTCAATTTTATTATGAGAATACGGCTGTACATTTTATTGACTTATTAATTAATAAGATTGAGACAAGCTCTGGATTATTGGTATTTGTAAAAAATTTGGTGAAATTGAGGAACAATTTAGCTTTTAGGACAATCGAAAACTTGAGATCCGGATCTAAACACTGCAGGAATAGTTATGGAGCAATAAACAATGATACGGATACTGTCGAGTATCTGATGTTCAGAAAAAAGTTGATGTTTCCTTTTATTAGCTTCATCGATGCTGAAGAGGTCTTATATGATAATAAGCTTCAAGAGACCGTTGAATCATCCTATATGCTAACAGTGATGAAATGTAGTCCCCGGCACTACAAAGATGGAAAACAGGTTTATGATACGCCGCATATGGGAAATGAGATTACATACAAGGGAGAATTTTTAGATGATGATAGGATGTTGGGCAATAAGGAAGAATTTTTAGCAGCAAAATTAGTAGCAGTTACCAAATGGTTTTTAGTCAAGAAGGGCCTTTTGAAATACCCCAAAGAGATAATAGAGTTATACAATTGTGTCAAGGCGTGCAATGTGGCATTATCAACATTAACTGGACAAAATTTCATAGAATTGCAAGCACATACACCTACGGAAATAGGTGGAGAAATACTACATAGAATCCCAAATATAAGGTTTAGCACTAGCACATACATCAGATCAGAAATGAATTTATCGTTGAGTTTTAACTCTGAATTAAACCAGTCCATAATTACTACAAGGGGATTAATTGATAGCAATATCAATTTTGATTATCTAAGAATGCGAATGTTAGTTGCAAGCATGATGAGAGAGAAGAACAGCAAAACACGTAGGCTGATCACACGATATACTCTTACGAATACAATAGGTATAAAGGATGTTCAGTTTATGGAACCGAAAGTTGTATATTATGAAGCTAAACACAAGTACACCGCATATGGATTATCTCAAGGACACGAATTTTCTACATTGAGATTCAGATATATGTCAGCATCCTACTTGAATTCTGAAAGTGTCAAAGATATATCTATAATTCCAAATTTTGATCCGTCTTCTACAATTATGCAGGTTGGTGCAGAATTCTTGCAAGATTTAGTGTATAGATATGCTAGAGGTTTAGATAGGGACTACATGAGAATTACCCCAGAATATATAGATATTAGGATCTGGAAACCCCTAGTGGTAAAAATAATATCTATAGATTCAAAATTCAAAGATTTTGATACAGACCAATGGATAAACTACTTCCGAGACTGTTTAACCTACGTTATGAATAGTAGGAAGAGAATCACAACAGTTGCAAAAACTGACTCTGTAAAGTTAACCTTACAAACTCAATGCTTTGAAAGTTTAAAGTTGTACAAGCCGGATGATAGAGAATATTCAGAATTAACAAAAAGATTCCTTAGTCTCATTGCAATGGATAGGGGACACATTAATATTAAAGGAAGATTAAATTCCTATCAGAAATTTCTCCATTCGTATAATGAACACAAACGTTCACTCGGGGTAACTCTAATAATAGAGTATATTATATATTTCCACTTCAACACTGTAACTAATCATTCCTCAATCCAATTCGATTCTGAAAGTTCATTTGCTCAATTAGAATTAGAAGGGATGAGTAATATGAGTATCATCCTGCTATGTCCAGAAATTCAGGTACAAATAATGATATTAGGTCATGAATTTGTTGAGGGATTGATCCGCTATGAAGCAGACAAAATCAAATCCATACTCAGGGAGATCTCTGAAGATAATATTCTTGCAGATTTGATAATGCCTGGCAAGCTGCCCAGTTTATCTCCTGTAACCGAACTAACTGGATTCGAACCTATGCCGAATGTAATTAGTGAAATCGTCTATGAGAAAGAGGCCATTCCTTATAGTGCAATGGCTACATTATCTCAGATAACTCCGTTGGCTGATTTTGCACATAAATGTTCTACAACTGGGGCTGACCCCCATGCTTTTACAAGCATCACTGGCTCAGATTCTTTAGGCGCACAGGTTGGCTTATACAGATTAATGATGGATTCTTTTAATATAGATAACACATATAGGATATGTGACCTTACAGGTGGTAGAGGTGATTTTGTCTTTGCTTCAGAGTACCTAAAATTAAATTCAACAACTTATTCCAGGAGTGATCAATTCACTATGATCCATCATCATCCGAAAGTGAACTTTGATAAAGATTACGACCTGAAGAAGAGTGAGACTGTCAAATTCATTGAAGAATTTGACATCATCCATATCGATGTATCATTCACTGGATCTGATCGTCTGGAACTGTTAGACTTGATTTTATACATGGAATCGAATAATAAAGCATACACTATTAGATTAAACTCTTCTACCCTAAATGGTTACGAAGGTGATGCGTTAGTAAACCTACCGAAGTATGATCACTTCCTAACATATCCAACAAATTCGGTCATGAAGCCATATCAAATATACTTGATAGGCATCCCAGGATCATCAAGCAATTTAGTAGAGGGAGCTCCGTTGAAATCAACTATTGCCTTTAGATCAATGGCTTTATCATATGCAAGCCTACTAAGACCATCAAATCAGAATTTAAAATTAATTGAATACCATCCGAACTCACTGAGTGTATATTTTCCTAAGGGTAAAGAACTAGATGATGTTATATCCAAGATTGCAATGAAATCCATATTGAGGGAATCAGTGTATTACGCTAACAGATATGTCTCGGAGATAGGTGGTCAACATATATTGTATTGGATTCCAGAATGCTTGAATGAGAGAGATGAAATGATAATAGAGTCTCTGATAAAGAATCGATTGACTACAAGGGCTGCTGTCTATGAGTATGCAACATTATCTTCAATAGGTAATGTTAGTTCTAAATCATCCAGGTATCATGAGAATCATTTAATCTTGATGAAGGGGGAAGGAAATGTCAAATTCGGAGTTGTACTAGAGAGTGCAGAGCCCGGATTTCTTGACTATATGAGGACTCATCACCCTATCCAGGAAGAACGGAGCAAATGTAATGTGATCCTTGGATGTCAGAAATTCTTTGCAGATGATCTTACTGAAGGTTATGATGCAGTATTAGCATTAATCAGGAGATTCGAAAGTCAAATTATGCTAAGAGAGACCCTCAATCAGAAGGAGATCCAGACTGCTATAAAATTATTGATCTTAGCAGCGAGTAGAGATAATTATAACTATGGCATACAGTATTGCCATGATAAATTATCTATGTCTGATGGCAAATTGCATTCTGCTATTCGTGTGACAAGAGCTTACAGGTTGTTGAGTTGTTATTATGAGGATTGTTATAGGTTGATACAGAAAGGGGAAATTTCTCATGGATGTATTGTGGCTATAGAGAATGAATTAGAAATAAGAGAAAAACAAAAAATGAAATATAAACTAAAAAAGCAATTAACATTGGGGGATTACATGGAGAAAGCCAAAAGCGCAGAGATCTTGGATCAGACTTTTTCAGATTTATTTGATTCAATAGAAAAATGGTCACAGTCAATTGTGAAGAATCTATCTATAGATGAACACCCTACAACTTTAGATGAAGAGCTTGGAACTTTAGACTTAACTTTTGATTTTGGATTAAAGAGACAGTTAGATGATGCCATCATAAAGCTGAAATTGGATCTTCCCAATGAACATGGGATAATTGATCTAGGTGATGATTATGATGAGTATGACCCTGATTGGGATGAAAATTGAACTAATATAGACATAACGGTGAGCACAATTACTAAGTAATAGAAATTTCTAGATCAAAGATACACTCTGAAAAGAATAAAAGTGTCGGGAAAAATAGAAATATCTATTACAAAGAGAGGACCTA